GGCGCGCATGGCTACCGCGCGGTACGTTTTAGGCTATGTTTTCGGCTATGCGCGGCGCCCAAATGCGCGAGCGTTGGCGCGGGTTTCGGTCATTTAGGCTATTATTTCTTCTTAGATCCTGTAGAAGGAATATATAGGTATCAGGATACCGCACAGCCGCGCACGCGCGCCCAGCCGAACGTAACCAGACAATTTTTCGATAGCCGAAATAGCCTAAATAGCCGAAGCGTTTAAAATCAAAGGGTTAGACCCTGTTTTCGGCTGTTTTTCTACTGTTAGTATGACCAAAAAAATGACCAGAACTTCTAGTTGTACCTATGCGCCTGGCGCAGGGCAGCTATGCGCCAGACGCATAGGTCATTGGGCATAGCCCAAATGACCGAAAGGTCACCTGACAGATTGTCAGAACTGACAGTCAATTCTGACAGCCTGTCACCTGACAATCTGTCACCTGACAATCTGTCAGTTTTGACCCCCCACCCCCCCACCGGGGGCAGGGCCTGCGGCCCGACGGCTTCAGATTCGGAGGGGCCGCACAAACTTTTTATTTTTTTTGAAATCTGCTACCCTGTCGCCATGAAGCTATTCTCTCTCCCGCATGAACCTCGCAGGTTACAAGCCACAGAGGCCCGGCTCGAAGCGATATACCAGGCCGCGCGTAAAGGGCTGCGTGGCGAAAGCCTTGCGCTGGCGGCGGGCCTGTTGCCGGCTGAATACCGTCAACTCTGCCAGTTCGACCCGTTGGCCGAAATGGCCGAACTCAAAGGCCGGGCAGACGGTGAGATGGAAATCAGCGCGGTGTTGCACGACGCGGCGCTGGCGGGCGATGCCAAGGCGGCGCTTGAGATCCTCAAGCACCAGCACGGCTGGGTAGCCAAGCAGCAGATCAGCGTTGACGTAGAGCAGCGCATCAGCATCATTGGCGCGCTGGAGATGGCGCAGCAACGTGTCATAGAGGGCGAATATGTACGAGATGCCGAACTACCTGGCGCGGCGGATGACGCCCCAGCAGTACCAAGCATACGCGCCGACAACCCAGTCGAACGCATTCACGGCCGCCCCAATGGCCGGCGCGAACTACCAGCGGTTCGCAAGCAACATGTCGCCTGAAGACGAGATGGCGCTGTTCAAAGAGATGCGGGCGTACCAGACCCGGCGCAACCCGGTAGACCCGCTCAACTTCATCTACGGCAATGTCCGCCGCAACTCGACCGGACGCGGGCGTGACCCCATGCCAATGAACTACGACCTGTTCAGTCAGGCTTTGCCAAGCCGAGGCGCCACACCCACCACCATGACCGCACCAGCCGGCGACGGTATGCTCGGCGGCGTCGGGCGACTGGCCCGGTACGAGGCGTTTCTCAACCCGCGCCCCAACTTCAACCCGACTGGACGCTAATGCAGGCCCCCATCTATAGCGCCGACGATGAGATGATGCTGATGAGCCGGCTGTGGGCGCCGGCTCTCAAGGACGACCCGCTCAAGTTCGTGCTGTACACCTTCCCGTGGGGCCAGAAGGGCACGCCGTTGGAGTACTTCAGCGGCCCGCGCCGGTGGCAGCGCGAGGTGCTGCAGGATCTGGCCGACCACATCCGCAACAACAACGGCCAGATCGACTTCAACACGCTGCGGCTGGCCGTCAGTTCGGGCCGTGGTATCGGCAAGTCGGCGCTGGTCAGTTGGCTGGTGATCTGGATGTTGTCCACGCGCATCGGCGGGACCATCATCGTCAGCGCCAACTCAGAGGCCCAGCTACGCTCGGTCACCTGGGCGGAAATCACCAAGTGGTTGTCCATGAGCCTCAACAGCCACTGGTTTGAAGTGTCGGCCACCCGCTTGATGCCCGCCAAGTGGCTGACCGAGTTGGTCGAACGCGACCTGAAAAAGGGCACGCGCTACTGGGGCGTCGAGGGCCGGCTGTGGTCTGCCGAGAACCCTGACAGCTATGCCGGTGTCCACAACATGGACGGCGTCATGCTGGTGTTCGACGAGGCTAGTGGTATCCCCGACAGCATCTGGTCGGTGGCGGCGGGTTTCTTCACCGAGAACACGCCCAACCGCTTCTGGATGGCGTTCAGCAACCCACGCCGCAACAGTGGGTACTTCTACGAGTGCTTCAACTCCAAGCGGGAGTTCTGGCTCAACAAGATTGTGGACGCGCGCGAGGTCGAGGGCACCGACAAGGCCGTCTACCAGCAGATCATCGACGAGTACGGGCCAGAGTCGAGCCAGGCGCACGTCGAGGTCTACGGGCAGTTCCCGAACGCGTCGGACGACCAGTTCATCCCCAACATGCTGGTCGATGACGCCATGAAGCGCCCCCGCGTCAAGGATCTGAGCGCGCCGATCATCCTCGGTGTGGACCCGGCGCGGTTTGGGGCCGACGCTACCGTGCTGGCGGTGCGCCAGGGGCGCGACATCATCAAGCTGATGAAGCACCGGGGCGACGACACCATGACCGTGGTGGGCCACGTCATCGAGGCCATCGAGGAGTTCAAGCCCGCCATGGTCGTGATCGACGAGGGCGGCGTTGGCGGGGGCGTCGTGGACCGTCTCAAAGAGCAGCGGTACGTCGTCAGGGGCGTGAACTTCGGCAACAAGGCCAAAAACCCCAAGATGTGGGGCAACAAGCGGGCCGAGATGTGGGGAGCAATGCGTGAATGGCTGAAAACCGCGAGCATTCCAGAGGATCGATACCTGAAATCGGACCTTATCGGCCCCATGTCCAAGCCCGACAGTCGTGGCACCCTCTTCTTGGAGAGCAAGAAGGACATGAAGAGCCGAGGATTGGCCTCGCCCGACGCCGCAGACGCTATCGCGGTTACTTTCGCTTTCCCCGTAGCGCACAGAGAGCGCGTTGACAAGGCGCCAAGCCGCTCTTACTCTCAGTCAGGGATTTCTACCTCTTGGATGGGGTCTTAAATGGCCGACAAGCCCATCGCCCGCACTACGAAGGGCAAAGGCGCGCACTATCAGCCCACGTCGCAAGGCGCGGGGATGACAGAGGCCGGTCGTAAGGCGTACAACGCCAAGAACAACGCCAATCTCAAGGCGCCAGCACCCAACCCCAAGACCAAGGCCGACGCGGGCCGCAAGGCGTCGTTCTGTGCTCGGATGTCGGGGATGCCGGGGCCAATGAAGGACGACAAGGGCCAACCGACCCGCAAGGCGGCGTCTCTGAAGCGGTGGAACTGCAAATGAAGCCCAAAGGTCTGTACGCCAGCATCAACGCCAAGAAGGCTCGTATTGCAGCCGGATCTGGCGAAAAGATGCGCCCGCCCGGCGCCAAGGGGGCACCCACCGCGAAAGCGTTCAAAGATTCCGCCAAGACGGCAAAACCAAGGAAACCCTGACATGTCCAATACCAAGCCAATCGGCGTAGCGTACCTCGACCAGGATATCGTCGGCGCAGATACCGTCAGCGCGGGCCTCATCTACGCAAGCACGGAACTGGGTTACGCCGCCGACGCGCAGGGTTCTGTGACGCAGGCGACCGACAAGTCCACGGGCGTGACGCTCAACAAGAGCGCGGGCCGCATCACGATGAACAACGCGGCGCTGGCCGGCAACACGGCGGTCAGTTTCACGCTGACCAACAGCATCATCAGCGTTAAGGACGCCATCATCGTCAATGTGTCTGGCGGCGGCACGGCAGCGGCCTACACGACCTACATCAGCAGCATGGCAGCAGGCTCGGCGGTCATCACGCTGCGCAACCTGACAGCCGGCTCGCTGTCGGAAGCCGTGATCATCAACTACGCCATCATCCACGGTCAGTAAGATGCCCTTGGTGAAATCGACCAGCAAGGATGCGTTCCGCAAGAACGTGAAGGCTGAAGTCGCGGCGGGCAAGCCGGTGAAGCAGGCAGTTGCGATTGCCTACTCCACCAAGCGCGCCGCCATGACACCCAAGAAGGGCAAGTAATGGCTGCGAGCGACGTTGCATCAGCGGGTGTTGTGTCGGGCGGCGGTGACCGCAACGACATGCTCAACACCATGCGGAGCCGCTTCACGATGGCTATCTCCGCGTACTCGGAGAGCCGTGAGGATGAACTGGATGACCTCCGGTTCATGGCTGGAAGCCCCGACAACCAGTGGCAGTGGCCGGCTGACGTGCTGGCTACGCGCGGGTCTGTTCAGGGCCAGACGATCAACGCTCGCCCGTGCCTGACCATCAACAAGCTGCCGCAGCACGTCCGACAGGTCACGAACGAGCAGCGGCAGAACCGCCCCACCGGCAAGGTCATCCCTGCCGACGACAAGGGCGACGTCGAGGTCGCCGAGATCTTCAACGGGATGATCCGGCACATCGAGTACCTGTCGGACGCCGACGTGGCCTACGACACCGCGTGCGACAATCAGGTCACGTTCGGTGAA